CTACTACAGCAGCTATAAACAAAGCTAAGAGAGAAAGGATGAAGGAGTTCGGAGTCAAAGCCATTAAAAAGGTATTTGGTTCTGAACAAGACTTCTGGATGAGTCTAGCAGAAGAGGCTAAGAAAAATCATAACGATAGAAAACTATTACTAGAGTATGTCTATGGTAAACCTAAAGATGGGTTTGGTAATGCTACACAGAAATCTGCAACACCTGTTATAAATTTCTATGGACACCAACCTCCTGCACCAGAAGACATTATAGATGTAACACCAGAAGATGAAGAATAGCATAAACTTACATGATAAGTACATCCCTTTATTCCAAAGCAAGACAAGATACAATGTTATTACAGGAGGTAGGGGTAGTGGTAAGTCTTTTGGCATAAACGTATTCCTACTAAACCTTACATACGAAAGTGGACACAAGATATTGTTTACTCGTTATACAATGGCATCAGCCAATACATCTATTATACCAGAATTTGTAGAGAAGATTGATATGATGGGAGTAAATGCTCACTTTAGGATAACTAAGGATGAGATAACTAACCTGCAGACAGGTTCTTCCATTATATTTAAGGGTATAAGGACATCTAGTGGTAATCAGACAGCTGCATTAAAGTCTTTGAACGGAATTACAACGTTTGTAGTGGATGAAGCAGAGGAACTTGATGATGAAGGTACATTTGACAAGATAGACTTCTCTATAAGGTCTCAAAACAAGCAAAACAGGGTTATTTTGATACTAAACCCAACTACAAAGGAGCATTGGATATACCAGAGGTTCTTTTTAGGTAATATTGTTGATGCAGGTCATAACGGAACCAAAGGAGACACAACTTACATCCATACAACGTATAAAGACAACAAAGATAACCTATCGGACTCATTTCTTAGCAGAGTATTGGAGATGAAAGCTAGAAGACCAGATAAATACCAGCACCAGATACTAGGAGGATGGTTAGCTAAGGCAGAAGGAACAATTATAAGAAATTGGAAGGTTGGAGACTACATACAGACAGAAAAGACTATTTATGGACAGGATTTTGGGTTCTCTGAAGACCCTACAACACTTGTAAAGATTTCTGTAGATGATTTTAACAATAGAGTCTATGTAAAGGAAATTTATGGTAAAACAGGGCTTTCTACGTCTGATATAGCAAATATGAATAGAGCTGAGTGTGGCTTAGACTTGATAGTTTGCGACTCATCAGAGCCTAGACTTATAAAAGAACTAAAGAAGAAAGGATTGAACATACAACCTGCTGTAAAGAAGAGTGGTAGTATACTATCTGGTATAGCACTTATGCAGGACTATGAAATAATAGTAGACCCAAGAAGTAAAGGTGTTGTAAGAGAGTTTAATAACTATGTATGGCATGAGAAAGGTGTAAGACCAATCGATAAGTTTAATCACTTTTGCGATGCTATCAGATATGCCTTGATGAGATTAGCTACAAGTAAGAACAAAGGTATCTATACAATAAGATAGAGCGTTTAATATAAAGGGGTGCGTTTAATATGAAGGGGTAACAATTAATTTTGTTGCTCCTTTTTCTGTTTAATATGAGGGGCTTTGTTTAATATGAGGGGCTTAAATTAATTAATAGTGAATTTATTTTGTCATGTAAAAATATTTTTGTAGATGCGTACATGCGTTCACTAGTTAATTTATGTTACAAATCTAGAATAGTATTAAAAGGTATCAAATCATAAAAAAAGTTAAATTGCAAAGTTTTTTATATTTTTTGTTGTGTAATTAAAAAAAAGAGTTACATTTGCTTCAGAAACAAATAATAATAACTTAAAACAATAATATGACAGAACAAATTAAAGTAAACCTACAAAGCGAAAACGGAATATATTTAGTGTATAAATTGCACCATACAGTTAATGGCTATACAAATATTTATTTGATTGATGCAAAAATATGCGGTGTAAATGATTGTAATGAAAACGCCTTGTATATTTCAGCTATTGGATGCAGTGCATTAACTAACAACAAAGAAACTTTAATGCATGAATTTGCAATCGAATTATTAGAAAACTATCTACAAAAATAAAAACAATATAAATAACTAAAGATATGAATAAAGATTTAGAAAGTAAGATAAATAACTATGCTAATTGGCTGTTAACTGAATGTAGCTCACCCATTGACGAGATTGAATACCTAGTTAAGTCCATAATAGATGACAAGAACAACAAAGCCGATATATTAGAGGTGTTGCAAATAATTAATAATAACAATTAAAAATAATTAAGATGAGACAAATAACAATAGAAAGTATAAATGCGTTTAATTGGGGCTTTACCTTTAACAAATCAAATATGGCAGTTAAAGTATTTAACGATGTTGTAAAGTTGCAGTATCATGGTAATACTATTGCAATAAAAAACCGAATTACTAATAAAATAAGTATAACAAATTGCGGTTGGTTTAGTAATACTACAAAAGAAAGGTTAAATGGTTTAAAGGGCGTTAACATAAAACAAAAGAACTTTATTTGGTATCTTAATGGTAATGAGTGGGGTGGAGAATTAACAGAAATAAACTAAAATTAAATAACATGAAAATAAACATTTTAAAAGCAGTACAAATTTACACTACTAAAAAAGAATTTATAGTGTATACATTAAAAGATAATAGTATTAAAAATATGATACTTACAAACGATTTAACAAGGCATCGTAAAAAGTTCGGTTTAGATAGTAAATTTTTATTGACTGATACACTAAAAAAACAATTAAGAATAATTAATATAACTTTATAAGATATGAAAAACACATACATACACGAAACACATACAATATGGGCAGATAACGGAGAGGTATATTTGCAAACAGATACAGATACAATAGTATTTAACGCTCGTAATTTACTACTAGATTTAGACTCTATGCTTTATTTAGCCATTAAAGAGGTAAACAAAGAAAACAAAGATTTAAAAGATAGATTAAAAGAAACAATTAAAACACTAACATTTTAAAATAAATTAAGCCACTTTAAAGAGTGGCTTTTTTATTTCTGTTTAACAAGAGGGGCTTTGTTTAATATGAGGGGGTCTTTTTACTATTTAGAACAATTCTAGATAGCTTATTTAGAATAAATATAAATAACAAAATAATTTGGTAGATTGAAATATTTTTTGTTGTCATGTGTACATGTACTTTTATACCTTACAAAGCTATATTTTTGAAAATACCTCAAGCGCAAAAAAAAAGCTATTTTTGTAATATTTTTACTTTTTTTTGTTGTTTATTAAAAAAACTTTTGTAGATTTGTTGAAATATTAATTATAAAAAATAAAAACATCATGCAAAAATTTAAACAATTATTGAAGAAAGCAAATGAAATTTTAAAAGAGTGCGCAAAAGGTGCGAGTTATGCTATTAGAAATTAATAAAACTTTATAAAATGAATATTGAAACAAAAACAGAAATTCAAGTATTAAATGAAAAATTTACAATTTTACACGGCAAATTATTAGAAAATAAACTTTATAATTTAGCCAATGAACTTAGTAAAGTATACCATGAAGCCAGAACTCAAAGTTATTTTGACGGTATCGAATTCATAAAAAAAATTAATAATTTATAAAACTTAAAAACATGAAAAGCAAATATCTATTTTTAGCAAGCAAGCAAGCGCAAAAAATACCTTTTAGTAAAAAACTTAATCAATTTATAAAAGTTTGGTATAAAGCGCACAAAGATACTTTTATTTTTACCGACGTTGACACTTTTGATAGTAATGATATTGTAGGTACTTTTGAAATGAATAAACAAATCTATAAAGATACCGGTAAAATTTACGTTTGGAAAGGTGAAAGTAAAAATACAATTTTTGGCAAAGAAAAAATCAACCATTATTTTAGGGCTTGGCATGACTATACACATATCAACTACAATTTAGGCTATTGCATAACTGAAGAGTCTATAGTATGCAATATACAAAGGGACGAATTGCCGCAAAATTGGTATTTTGAAAAGGAACTAATTAACGCCGAAATTATAGGTCAAGCGCATTATTTTTATGCAAACAATATCTTTGTAAAAAATCAAAGATTGTTTACATCAAATTATTTAAACAATAGTATTAATTCATTAAAAAAGCAATAACATGAATACTTATAAAATTAATTTAACACTACTTTTAAAATTAAGTAAAACAAAAAAATGTTTTCTTTGTTTTAATGTAGAAAATAATAATATCAAAGAATATATTTTTACCAATGATTTGACACGTTACAGGCTAAAATATCAAACGTTTAAATTAGTAGAAATTATTAAACCAAACTTAAAAAATTTAACTATTCAATTATAAAAACATGGAAACAATAACAGAAAAACTTGACTATATTAATAAAGAAATAAAAAATACAAATGTTAATTTGATAGGTAATTTTAATACACATTTGAAAAACGCTAAGGAAATAAAAATAAAGTATTACTATTCAAGTAGATTAAAACTTAAAAATATAGACTCTAAAATAATTTTAAAGCATAACTTTCAAAAGGAAATAATAAGTTTGGCCGAACTACTTGAAAAAAAAGTAGTAATTAATAAGATAATTAATACTAAAAATATCAGACTAGAACGCCACAAATATGCACCAGAACTAAACAAAGTTAAAATTAATAAAACTATATTTAAAACGCCTCATGTAGTAGCTATAGACGATATAGTTTCTACCATGCAAAAAATACAAAATTGCAATGCTATAAATTTGCGCACTTTTTTAACTAAAAAAAGCATATCATATTTAAATAACATTTCAATACTGAAATAAAAATATTTACATATCAATATAAATTAAGCTACTTTTTTAGTAGCTTTTTTTTATGCAATAATTTTTTAACTTATTGGGGTTCAAATATGATAGGATAATGTAGGGTAAACAAGCCAAATTAAGCGATTTAAGCCACTTTTATACACAAACAATACAAATACACTAGCAATTTATTAGGATAGCTTAAAATTAACGCAATATGGGTTATGGTGGATGTAAGTTGTCCAATGTTATGAATTCAACCAAATACCTTTTCAATAAAAACTGGATATTCGAATCTGAAAAAATAGAAAAAAGTAGTTTACTATAGGGCTGATTTTGCATTTTGTAAAGTACTGATTTACAACACTTGTCAAAAAAAAGTTGTCGCTACTTTTACAAAACATGCGACACTTTTCATTTTCTATGTCTTTCTACTGTTCTTATAGTTACTCCTAATATGTCTGATATATCTTTATTGTTTATATCTGGCTTTAGGTTTAGTATTTCTTGTATCTTTTGTTTAGTCTTTATGTTAGCTACTCTACTTATCTCCTGTTTACG